AAACGTATCTTGCACGTCATGGAGCAGGAAAATTTGATCGATATGGCGGGGATGCGCGTCGATGGGCGTCAGGTCAAGATCGTTCCGGTGTCGCCGCTCGCCAAGGCCCAGAACATGGAAGAGTTGGAAAGCGTGCTGCAATTCGCCCAGGTCGCCCAATCGTTTGGGCCGTCTGGCGCCATAGCGCTTAATCAGGAACGCGCCCTCGAATTTATTGCTGATCGTCTGGGCGTGCCGGCGCGAGTGCTGACCACCGGCGATGAGAAAGCCGAAATGATGGTGCAAATGCAGGAGATGGCGGAAGCTGCCGCCGAGGCCCAGACTGCGGAGGCGCCGCCGGAATGAGCTGGGACAATTTGCTTCAAACGCCAAAGCCGCCTGTTGAAACGACCAGTGATCTTGATAAGTTATTTCTTCGGGTTTTCTCGACCCGAGACGGCAAGAAACTTTTAACTCATTTGCGCCAGATCACAATTGAGCAGCCGACCTGGTTCCCCGGCGAGGATCCTAGCCACGGCTTTGCCCGCGAGGGGCGGAATAGCCTGGTTCGCGATATCGAGCGGCGAATCCATCGAACACGGAGTGAAAAATGAGTGACGTACAGATTGCCGAAGCCGCGCCCGCCGATGACGACCGGCCCCTGGTTAATGTCAAGCCGCAAAAGCCCGACGCGCCGGCTGATGCGCCCGATGGCATCCCCGTCATGGTGGATGATGACGATGATGGCATCACGACCGATCCGCCCGTGGTCGTCGCTGACCGGCCTGAAAATATACCGGAGAATTTTTGGAACGTCGAAAGCGGCGAAGTCGAGACGGATAAATTGGCCAAGGCATATACCGATCTACGTTCGAAAATGGATTCTGGAAAACATAAGGCGCCCAAAGACGGAAAATACGATTTCAGCGCTTATCCCGATCTCATGGGCGAGGATGACGACGAACTGCTTGGCTCGTTTACCGAGGTCTTGAAGGACGAAGGCATCAGTCAGGACGGCGCCGAAAAATTGCTGACGCTGTGGCAAGAAACAAATGGTTTGATTGATGACGCGGCTGTCAAAACCCACGCAGAGCAAAAAGCGATGCTCGGCCGCAATGGCGACAAGATCATCGAATCCACGGAAAAATGGTTGTTGAAAATGCAATCCTCGGGCGTCATCAGCGATGTCGAGCTGGAGGCAATGGCAAATAGCACTAGCGATGCCCGCGTGGTGACGGCGCTTAACAAGATCCGCCGCAGCTACAATGAGATGGACGTGCCGTCGATGACAGCAGCCGTCGAAACGGGCGCCGTTGACGCTCTCGAGCTGCAATCAATGATGGCGGATCCCCGCTACGGCATCGACATGGCGTACACCAAATCCGTTGAGAATCAATGGTATGAGCTGCATGGCGAAAGTAAGCCAAATTAATCTCGGTTACACCCCGACACGCCCAATTTTGCTAAAGGAGGAAGACGCCGATAACCTGACTGGGCCGGCGTAATGAATTTCTGTCGGCCCTTGCGGACAACCGACGCTAACAGCAACATTTTTGAAAGGTGAATGTTATGGCACTAAGTGTCTCAACTGCCTTCACCACGTTGTTCGATGCAGAGGTCAAACAGGCTTATCAAGCCATGCGCAAGTTGGCCGGCCTCGTTCGAGAACGTGATGCACAAGGCGCAACCACCGTGAAATTCCCGAAGCTCGGGAAGGGCGCGGCTACCATTCGGACTCCACAATCTGACGTTGTGCCGATTAATGCAACATACTCGCAAGCCACAGCGACGATGGTGGATTGGATTGCTAGTGAATATTCCGACATTTTCAATCAATCTCATGTCAACTTCAACGACCGTCAGGAAATGGTTCAGATGGTCGGCGGCGCGATTGGCCGACGCATGGATCAGGTCGTTATTGACGCCCTTGACGCGGCAACGCCAGCGACGGTTGCCAACTCAATCGGCGGATCAAATACCGACTTGAATGTCTCAAAGATCCGAGAAGCTGCGAAAAAGCTGAATGCGAACAACGTGCCGGCGGACGGCCGCACGTTGCTGATTCACGCCAATTCGCTGGCTGCGCTGCTCGGTGAAACCCAAGCCACCAGCGTCGATTATGTCACTTCTCGCGCCTTGATGGATGGTTCATTGGATACTTATCTCGGATTTAAAATCGTCGTGATGGGCAACATGGATGAGGGCGGTCTGACGATTGACGGCTCATCTGATCGCACAACTTACGCTTTCCACAAAAATGCGGTCGGCATGGGCATGTCGATGCAGAACCAGACGAGGGTGGACTATATTCCCGAGAAAACCTCATTCTTGGTGGCCTCGATGTTTTCCGCCGGCGCCATCGCGGTCGAAGATACGACTGCTGGTGGCATCGTCAAAATCACCTGTAGGGAGGCTTAATCATGGCTTTTGCAAGATCAGGATGGAATCCCATCGGCGGGCAATCCAAGAAAGGCAGTGCGCCGGCCATGTGGTCATTTGGTACGACCGACCCAATTGCAACGGTGAACACCACCGGCTACTTCAACAATGTTAGCGACGAAGTTTCCGTCCGCGACATCATCTTCATACAAGATACCGCAACGCCAATGCTTAGCATAGTGAGTGTTAGGAGCAATGCGTCCGGCGTGGTCGATGTATCTGATGGTCATGCGATTGAGGAAGATGACGCCGATTAGTCGTCATCGAAAACGGTAAGGCGGGGGCCGTAACAGCGGCTCCCGTCAAGCCGAATACATTTAGAGAGGGCGCGCATGGCGACCGGCGATACTAAATTGTCGATTTGTTCGGATGCGTTAATCATGCTGGGGTCCGCGCCCCTTTCTTCGTTTTCGGAAGGCACCGACGCAGCCCATATCTGTGATCGTCTTTATGACGATATCCGCGACACATTGCTATTGAGCTATCCGTGGGTGTTCACCCAGAAAAAAGTGCAGCTCGCTCAATCGGTGGACAGCCCGGTCAACGAATGGCTGTACGAATATCCACTGCCCAGCGACATTCTCGGTTCCGGGCCTCGGGCTCTATTCACGACCAGCGGCACACGGGCCAGCCCAACGGCGCATGGCTGGGAAGTTTATGCGGCGAACGTCCTGACCAATTACAACACGATATATATCGATTATCAATTCCGGCCGTCTGAAGACGTGATGCCGACTTTTTTCATTCAACTTCTGAAATATTATATGGCCTGGCATATCGCTGAACCGGTTACTGATCAGATCACGAAGGGGCAGTATTATCAATTTCTGGCGGTGGGTATGCCCGGGGAGAATATGCGCGGCGGCATGTTCCGCCAGGCCATGCAGATCGACGGCACCGGACATCCGACCCAGGCATTCATTAACTATCCGCTGATTACAGCCCGCGTGGTGTAGGCCGTGAGCCGCGTAATACGGATTCAAACTAATTTCTCTGCCGGCGAACTTGACCCGCTTCTCCGGTCGAGAATAGATATGGCGCAATATTACAATGCGCTGGAGACGGCGACGAATGTTCACATTCTGCCGCAAGGTGGCGCCAAACGTCGAGGCGGTCTGAAATATCTTGCCCAGCTTCCGTCTGCCGCCGCGCCGCAAAATGGCGTCAGGCTGATCGATTTTGAATTTTCCATAAACGACAGCTATATGTTCGCGCTGTGCAATCAGCGTATTTACATTTTTAGGAACGGCGTACTGGTTACGAATATCAATGGATCCGGCAATGACTATCTGGCGGTCAGCACGATCACCGGCGCGATGTTATCGCGGCTGCGGTATGCGCAATACGCAGATACCATAATATTCGTGCATGAGGATCTCGCACCTCTCAGAATCGTGCGCGGCGCAACGCATAGTACCTGGACCGCGTCAGTAATCACGTTCGCCAATGCGCCGAGAAATGCTTTCGAGATCACTTCCACGCCAGGCACAATGGCGCTAAAGCCAGGGGGGATAATCGGAAATATTACGCTCGAGTTAATTTCAGAAATCACGGGCACTTTTACCAGCGCCATCGTCGGTCAATACATCAATGCACTAGAAACATTCGGACGAGTTCGCATTGTTGAATATGTCGCGCCATCTATTGTCAAGGGGGTTGCCGAGGTCGCGTTTTTCGATACGGCCGCTATTCCGGCCGGTGAGTGGGAGATCGAATCTGGTTACGAGACGGCATGGTCCGGTAGTCGCGGATATCCGATCTCGACAACATTCCACGAGGGCCGGCTGTTTTTTGGCGGGAGCAAAACCCTGCCCACGACCTTTTGGGGATCTGTCGTTAATAATTTTTTCGACTTCGATACGGGCGATGCGTTCGATGATCGCGCCATCGGCGGTACAATAACCACATCTTCGCTAAACGCCATTGTGGACATTTTCAGCGGCCGTGATCTTCAGATATTCACCACCGGCGGCGAGTTCTACATCCCGCAAACTGTTGGCGAGCCGATCACGCCGTCGAATCTTACCATCAAGGTCGCGACACGAAACGGCATCAAGCCTGGCGTTCCGGTGGCGGGCCTCGATTCCGGCACGCTTTTTATCCAGCGCCAGGGGAAGCAACTTAACGAAATGCTATTCACGGATTTGGAAGCGGCGTACACCACCGCGAATATCTCGCTGCTCTCCGGGCATCTGCTTCGCACGCCAATCGATATGGCGATCCGGCGCGCAACATCGACCGAGGAAGCGGACCGGCTTTTCATAGTTAACGCGGGCGACGGCTCTCTCGCGGTGTATTCCCTGCTCCGCGCGCAGCAAGTGGTCGCGCCAAGCCTCTTCACGACTAACGGCGAATTTAAGGCGATTGGTGTAGACGTTGATACGACATATGCGATTGTTAAGCGCACGATAAAT